TTTTTCTAAATTGGTAAAATATGAATCTATTGGACCTGTAAAAATGACAACATCATAGGTATTGGTTTTAATATGTTCAAAATAATCTGTATTTAATTTAACTTCAATATTATTATTATCAAGTAACTTTTCAAAAAAATGTGTATATCCTTTATGAGGTAATGCCTGATATTTATCATTAAAATATCTTGTATCAAAATTTGGTCTTATAGGTATTCTTTCTAATACCGATTTATTAAGTTCATTGGGATATTTGTTCCATTGTTTATATGTGTAATCTTTAATTAACTTATCATATAATTTATTTCCTATTCTTGATTTAGCCATTTCTTCACTATTATTAATAGTATCATATTTGATTTGATTTTGTTCTAACCATTCTTTTACATCATTTTCATTTTGTAAATTCTCATCACACAGTTCATTTATAGTTGTAATATTTACAGGCATAGGAACGAATTTATTGTCTGTAAATGTTAATACCTTATGCTCCCATCTAATCCATTTATCAAAATTGTTTATATATTTCCATACACATTCGTTATTTGTATGAAATAAATGTGCACCATATTTATTTATTAAAATATTTGTTTCTTTATCATAATAATCATAACAATTGCCTCCTATATGTTCTCTTTTTTCTATAATAGTTACTTTATGATTTAATTTGTTTGCTATTCTTTCAGCAATTACACTACCTGATAACCCACAACCGACTACTAAATATTTAACCATATAATATACAATAATATATTATAGAATATTTTTAATTTTGAACCAATTATTTATTCATCTAATAACATTAACGCCATTGCTGAATAATTATGTAAATCAATCAGTGTATCTCTAATTCCTTCATCATTTATTAAATTTACACCATTTTTTGTTATTGACATGGACCGCTGCAATTTATCTTCTATTCGCATCAACACACCAATGACTCCATATTTGGCAAATGCATCACCATAATCTATATTTTTTTTAGCAAATAATGCTAATGCTTCATTTTGAATTTTTTTCATTTGTTCTACTCTTTCCATTTGTTCTATAACAAATAATATAAAAAATATTTATATTTATATTATTATATAATATTTATTATTATTTATTATTAAAGCTTTAGACTCCAAAGCCCACTAAATTAAATCCCATTCCTAAACCAGCACCAGAACGTGCACTAACACCCATTGAAGGAATGTAAGTATCTAATATAGCAAATGTAGCGGCAGCTGTTAATGCTAATAAGGAAATTTCTTCAATATTTAGAGAACGTTTTGGTATAGCAAACGCAGCAATAGCAACAATTAAACCTTCAATCAAATATTTAATTATACGCTTAATTAGTTCTGTAACATCAAACATAGCCATTTATATAATTTCAAAAGAAAAAAATAATATTTATTTAAATTAAAACTTAAACCCAACTATTTACTAAATATATAAATGAGTAAAAAACATAACTCTAAAAAAGGGTTTGAGAGAAAGATGAAACCAGATGGCTCTGTTAATACTAAATATGTAGATGTTTTGGAAGTAGATAAACCTATTGCAAATCAATCATTTGGTTGTTTTTCATTTATTACTCCTGAAAAGATCCTAAAACAAAGAGAAATGTTCTTTTTTGAAGAATTTTTAAAACAATGGGAGATGAATAAATCCATGGAAAAATTCCATCAGTTTTTGAATTTTTTGTCTTATAAATATAAATTACAATTTGAAGACGTTATTAAAGACTTTGAAGCTTTCGTAAAGGAAGAGCATGAATTGATTAAAAGCTCCTCTATTGAAGGCGATTATAAAACATATTTGGATCGCGAAGAAGATAATTTGGAGAAGAAATTTAACACTAAACATAACTTCCAAACGTCGGTTCGCGGATTTAAAGCCAGAGGCAACTTTGCATCCCAAGAAGAAGCCGAATTGCGTGCCAGATTGTTACGAGAAATGGACCCCAATTTTGACGTATTTGTCGGCCCTGTTGGTGTATGGCTTCCTTGGGAACCTGAAGCATATAAGACCGGACGTGTAGAATATATGGAAGAAGAGTTGAATCATTTGGCCCAAGAAAAGAAGAAAAATGAAGAAACAGCTAAAACTGCTTTTGAACAACGAGTTAAAGAAACAAAACAAAAAGCTATCGATGAAAACAAGAAGAATGCCGAGAAATATGGAAATGTTATTACCCAAGATATTGACGAAGAAGGTAACCTTCTTGGAGTCGGTAATAGTACTACTGAGCAAACATTAAGCACAAAAGATCCGGAATCTATTTCGGTTGCTGATATCCGTAATGAATTATTTGAAGGTGATAATATTGTAGTGGGAAAAACGGATTATGGGCAAAGCCAGCTGAAATCTGGACCTTTTGCTAAGAAAAGTGAATAATGAATAATATACAAGTTTTATACAAGTTTTATACAAGTTAAAATATATAATGAAAAATATTTATATATTTTACAATGGCTACTAAAAATATAAAAGCAATTGCTGTTTTTACCGATACTATTAGAGGAACTGTTAAATTTTCTGAACAAGATAACGGAAAACAATGTAAAATAGATGTTTCAATTACAGGTTTAAAACCTAATTTATTGCATGGGTTTCATGTACATGAAGCCGGGGATTTAAGTGATAAATGTACAAGCATGTGCTCTCATTTTAATCCTTATGGCAAAACACATGGATGCCCTGGGATGAAAAATAGACATGTAGGGGACCTTGGGAATCTACAAACTAACAACAAAGGGGAAGCTAAATATACTTTTTACGATGATATTATTAAGTTACGTGGAACTAAAGCTAATATTATTGGAAGAGGTTTAATTATACACGAAGACCCTGATGATTGCGGGCAAGGCAATAATGCCGAAAGTTTGAAAACTGGAAATGCTGGTAAACGAATTGCATGTGCTGTTATTGGGTATTCTAAAGATAATTTTAATTGTTAGTTTATTTTTTATTTCTTTCTTCTACTATTTTTCTTTCTACCATTCTTTCTACCATATTTACAATATTGTTTTTGAGAAAAGCCTTTGGGTCGATTGCAATTGATACTCAACTTGTATTTTCTGGACCATTTTCTTTTTGTTTTTCTTTTTGTTTTCTTAGTTCCTCCTGTGTGATAAAAAAAATGTTTTCTTATTTCACTTGATAACCCTAAATTATTATTAAATTCTGGGTCAATTTCATTACTTGTTATGTCAAAATATAATTCTTCAGACATTTGTTTATCAAACTTATTTCCAGTCAATAAAATTTCTCTCATATCATCAAAATGTAAATAATCGGTATTTGGTTCAAGAATTGATAATCCATAATAGACAAACAGTAAAACAACAATAATGTTTTCATACGGAATAACTGAATATTTTCTATTATTTGTATTCATTTCAATAGCATCGGCCATTGTCATAAGAAAATCTATTTCTGCATCATCACAGCAAAATTTAATTACATTTTTTAAAACATTACGATTATATCCACTTTTATGTTCAATGTGTTTAATAAATTTTTCTTCAACATATTTAATTATATTAATTTTTCTTTCTTTTCTTTCTTCATCAGTATACATATTATATAATAATAATATATAATTATTATAATAATAATATATAATTATTATATAAATGGCTAAATTACCTGTCTTAGCTACTATTTCTTTGATGGCAAATGTGGTTGCTTTTTTTTCGATTGTTAGTAACATTTATGTTACACATCAAACGCAGAGTTATACTTGGTTTTCTCTCTTTGTGAATTTTACCGCCCAAATATTATTAATAATATACGGTTTAGCTAATAAGGCGCCTGAAATATATGGACCCACAGTATTATTATTATTTGGTCTCTCTTATATAATATATGATAAGTTCACGTATGCGGAAAAAATAATAGAAACAGAAATCAAAGAAGTGGAACATCTAAAATAAATGTTACCATTTACTCTTTTTAACCGCTATTTTAGGCCCTTGACCCCGTTTTTTCACATTATTTGGATCATATTGCTCATCCTCGTCGTCATCGTTGATTTGTTTTGACAGCTCCCAGAATTCTTTAGAACCCAACTTAAAATCGTTATGTGCATCTGCTTTATACCAAAACACTTGATCTTGTAATTTATTGGATTTAGAGTTATTATTTATCACCAAGCATTCAAAATTCTCCGTGCATTGGTCCATCACTTGACAAAATGACTCAAATGTTGGAAACATACCTGCATAATTTTCGTAAATGCGTTTTCTGTTGGCTATATATGGTTCCCTTAAAATAAAC